GCCCCGGCGGCCCCACGGCGTGACCTGGCGGCCCTGCTGGCCGCCCTACGGGTTGTTGAGACGGGGGACCGGCCAAACCCGCCCGATGGTGACGGCGGGGACAGCATCGGGCCATATCAAATCCAACGGGCCTACTGGACGGATAGCGGGGTGCCCGGCCGGTACGAGATGTGCCGGGACCGTGGGTACGCCGAGCGGGTGGTCGTGGCGTATTGGCGGCGGTACGTGCCCCGGGCGCTCGCCGACCGTGACTTCGAGGTGCTGGCCCGCACCCATAATGGCGGGCCGCGTGGAGCCCGCAAGGCGGCGACGACGAGGTATTGGCGCAAGGTGGCGGAGGTGCTGCGTGGTCGCTAGGCCCTTCCCATACCAACGCGAGGGCGTGCGCGACTTGGAGGATTTCCTCAGCATCGCTGGCGGCGCCCTGCTGGCCGATGACATGGGGCTTGGCAAGACGCTGCAGGCCCTGTGGTTGTTGCGTCGCGAAAAGGTCGGCCCCATGTTTCCTGCCCTTGTCGTTTGCCCCGCAAACGTCAAATACGGGTGGGAACATACGGCGCTCGAGCATGTCGGGATACGGGCGCAGGTGCTGGAAGGCCGCACACCGCCTGGCGGCGGGTTCGGCGCCGCACCACCCAAGATCACCATCATCAACCCCGACATCCTGAATGCGTGGCTGCCCCACCTCCTCCGCGTCGGGTACCGGACGCTAATCCTCGACGAATGCCAGTTCTTCAGCAACCCCACGGCAAAACGCACCAAGGCGGCTATCGAAATAGCCCGGGCCGTGCCTTTCCGGCTCGCCCTTTCCGGGACGCCGCTCATGAACGCGCCGGGCGAATTGTGGCCGACTCTTTACATGCTGCGGCCCGATAAGTTCCGCAGCTTGTTCGCATTCGCCGAGGAGTTTTGTCGCCCTAAGAAGCAGTTCGGGCGGTGGACCTATAAGGGGGCCCGCAACCTCGGTCAACTCCACGCCCTGCTGCGTCGGACGTGCATGGTGCGCCGGTTGAAGGAGGACGTATTGCACGACCTCCCGGACAAGGTGCGGGCGGTGGTGCCGATGGAATTGTGCGACCGTGGGGAATATGAGCACGCGAGCCGCGATTTTATCGGTTGGCTCCACAAACATTACCGCGACGATAGGGGCCGCGTCCACCGGGCCGCACGAGCGGCGGCCGTGACCCGGGTTGGGTACCTGGTGCGGTTGGCGGCGCGCCTCAAGGCCCGGGCGGTGGTTGGTTGGGTGAACCGGTTCCTGTATGAATGCCCCGGGGAGAAGTTGTGTTTGTTCGGCGTCCACCAAAAGATGCTCCGGTTGCTGGAACGGCGGATCAAGGCGCCGCATACCACGGTCGACGGCAACGTTACCGGCCGCCGTCGCAAGGCCGCCGTCGACACCTTCCGCCACGACCCCCGGTGCCGGGTGTTCATCGGCAACATTCGGGCCGCCGGCGTTGGTATCGATGGACTCCAGGAGGTCTGCGCGAACCTGGCCTTTGCGGAGCTGTGGTGGGTGCCCGGCGTGCATACGCAGGCGGAGGACCGCATCTACCGTATTGGCCAAGGCGGCACCGCGTGGATCCACTACCTCGTCGCGGGCGGGACGATCGAAGAGGACCTGTGCCGGATCATACAAACCAAACAAGCCATCATCCACGCCGCCCTCGATGGGGATGCGTGTGGTGGGGACATGGCGGTGTTCGACCAGTTGATCGAGACAATGGAGCGCAAGCATGAATAACACCCACCCCCTACACACAACCGCCGTCAATACGCGGAATGTTCCGACCGCCATCCGCGACGCATTCAAGGCGTATTGCGCACGCCGTGGGTACACCATGGAGGCCGCCGTTATCGCCCTGATGAGAAAGGCCGCTACGGAAAACCTGAGGCTCCCCGAAGCCAGACGGTAAGTTTTGTGCAAAGGCCGGTGGTTTTATGTGGTTGTTTTGGGTTTTGCTACGATACTAATGTGGCAAGCCAAACCAAATTCAAGGAGTAGCCGCCAATGCCACGCATCGCCTACAGGGACAAACGGTTCACCGACGACACGATCACCGTCATCGACCAAGCAAACGCCATTCTGCATGAGTATGAACGGCAGGGCTTCACACTAACCCTTCGCCAACTCTATTATCAATTCGTCGCGCGGGATATCCTGCCAAACACCGACAAATCGTACAACCGGCTGGGCAATATCATCAATGACGCCCGTATGGCCGGGCTGGTCGATTGGAACCACCTCATCGACCGCACTCGCAACCTGCGGGCCCTCACCCACTTCGAAGGTGTGGCTGACGCCCTGCACCGCACCGCCGGTTGGTACCATATCGACTTTTGGCAGCGGCAGAATGTGCGGCCGGAGGTGTGGATTGAGAAGGACGCACTTGTTGGGGTGATTGAAGGTGTCTGCCGAGAGCTCGACGTGCCGTATTTCTCCTGCCGTGGGTACACGAGCCAGAGCGAGATGTGGCGGGCGGGCCGACGGCTCCTGGATTGGCACCGCATGGGGTACGAAACGCATATCATCCACCTCGGGGACCACGACCCCAGCGGTATTGACATGAGCCGCGACATCTTCGACCGCCTCGAGATGTTCATGGGTGGCACCAAATTCCAACGCATCGCCCTCAATATGGATCAGATTGAGCAGTATGCCCCGCCGCCCAATCCGGCGAAGCAGACCGACAGCCGGTGCGCTGCGTACATTGAGCGGTTTGGGCATGAATCGTGGGAGCTGGACGCACTCGAGCCAAAGGTGCTGACCGGCCTGATCGCCGGGGCCGTTGTTGCCCTGCGGGACGAAGCCATCTACCAAGAAGATTTGCAGAGGGAGGCGAACGCCAAGGGCCGGTTGGACGAGTTGGCCAGACGGTGGCCCGACGCCGATAAGTGGTTGGCCATCAGCGGCGCCGACGACAACGTGGCGGCCAAGATTCACGACCACCTGCGCCGCCAGGCCTCGTGGCCCGTTGTTGGGGTCGAGGGTATCCAAGACGCCCTGGACGCCATTGCCAGGGGCGAATGATGCCGACTATCCGCGACATCCTCGAAGCCGAAGGTGTCCCACACGCCGGGGCGGACCACAAACACGGCCGCCCCGGCTGGGTGCAGGTGGATTGCCCGTGGTGTGGGGTGGCGGGTGCCGGGCGATACCATCTCGGCATATCGCTCAGCACCGGCGCCTCCGCCTGCTGGCGTTGCGGCCGCCATGATACGGCCAAGACCCTGGCGATGCTCGTGGGCGGGTCCGTAGGGACCATGCGGGCCCGGTTGGACGGGGCCACCATGGCGGCCGCACCGGTGCGGCGCTGTGGCCGCCTCCATCAAGCCCAACACCCGACAACGGTGGTTGTCGGCCGGGTACGAGCAGGAAGCGGTCCACCATAAGACCATCCTTTACGGCGCCGATTACGCCCGTCACGCCGTCATCGTCCATGAGGGGCCGACGGACGTCTGGGCGACGGGGCCCGGCGCCGTCGCCACGTGTGGCACCGGTTTCACCGATGCCCAGGTGTTGGCCCTGAGCCGGTACGCGGTACGGGTGGCGTGTTTTGATTCGTCGGACGCGGCACAGCGGCGGGCCCGTGAGTTGTGTGACATGCTTGCACCATACCCGGGGGAGACCGTGCGGGTGGTGCTCGAGACCGGCGACGACCCGGCCGAGGCCCACCCCGAGGAGTTGGCCGAACTTCGCCGCACTTTTCTCGAATAATCTGGCGATCCCGTTTGCAAACCTTCGAAGTCGGGGTATACTCTGAACAGTAACGCAACACCCCAACCAACGGAGACCAAACCATGACCAACACCGAAGCCAAAAAGAACGCCGACCCCACCAAGCAGGCCCGTAGGGCCTGCTGCGTCCTTGTGGACCACTTTGCATACCTGACGGACGCGCAGATTGACACCCTGATTGAGGCCGTGGTGGCGGACGCCTACGCCGCGTACATGGTCTTGCGCTACTGCCGCACTGGGCTAACGGACGCGCAAGCCAGCACCTTGATTGACGCGGTGGTCGAAGATGCGTGGTATGCCCGCTGCACCATTCGGCGGTGCAAGGCCGGTCTGACTAAGGCGGAGGTGCGTCGCCTTAAGGCCGCCGGGAAGCAGAACTAACACCAAACGGAGACCACACCATGATGACCCTTGCCGACACACTGTACGCCGCGTGGAAAACCGACCCGTACAGTACGAAAGAGACCTTGATTGGATTCTTCCGCCGCCTTCGCATCGACGCCGGGGCCGAGCAGATCGCCCTTGTGCGGCGGCCGGAGGATACGACTGACGCGGAAGATGCGGTCTGGCGCGACATCCGCCACCTCGATATGATTTACCAACACCTACGTGGCCTTGATGTGGCCGAATGATGCGCGCGAAGTACGTGGGCAAGCCCGAAAACCGAACCCCGTGGTCAACCAACCAAGCGGACATCGACCGGGCCGTCCATTCCGATTGCGCGGCCCCGGCTGCCACCGAAGAAACCCCACCACAACCCCGGCCGCCCGGGGTTGTTTTATTGCGGTCCCGCGTGTACCATTGGTTACGCCCGGTGCCACCACCGGCGCCACAAGTCCACGCGTATTCAGGAGGCCTGGCATGGCCAAGGGTAGGGCAGGAAAATTCAAGGCGACCATGTACGTCACGACGTATGAATTGGCCCGTGATGGGCTCAGCGATGAACAGATCGGGCGCACCCTGGGCGTTGCCGGGAACACGTTCCGCGTATGGTGCCGACGCAAACCGGCCCTGGCCGACGCCCTGGCCCGTGGGCGGGAGCGCCGCGACGTTGGCGGGGCCTCGACGTTCCACGAGTACGTCTACGGCCACCTAAGCCCCGAGTTGCGCGCGGTGTGGGAGGAAATCAACGCCTGTGAGGCGCTGCCCAACGCGGTTGAGCGTGTGGAGGCCCTCCTCGCCGGTCACGGCGTCCGCGCCCGCCAACACCTGTTCCTCTACGCCCTAACCGAGAGTATGTTCAACGTGAGCCAGAGCCTCCGCAAGCTGAACATCCC